ATGCAAAGTGTCGGCGCCTTTAGCGTGAATACAATTCTTCAAAAAGAAGACATGACGGGTATCGGAGAGATTGGTGATGAACATTATGGAAACTTAAACCTAGTGCCCCTTTCGATTATGAAAGAATATCAACTCAGCAAGACGAAACAATCTTCAGATCGACTGAAAGGGGGTGATGGCAACGGAACAGAAGAAAAACAAGTATTGGAACATGAAGATTCTGAATGAGTCAGCTGCTGAAATTACGCTTTATGGTTCAATTACCGGTGAAGGATGGTTCAGTGAAAGTTCATCTAAAGCTTTTCAGTCTGAATTAAAGAGTCTAGGTGACGTGAATTCTATTGATTTGTATATCAATTCCCCCGGTGGGGATGTCTTCGAGGGACAGGCTATTCATTCTATGCTCCAGCGACATAAAGCCAAAATCAATGTCTATGTGGATGCGTTGGCCGGGAGTATCGCTTCCGTCATTGCAATGGCCGGCGATAAAATTACGATGCCAAGTAACGCCATGATGATGATTCACAACCCATACATGGGGATGGTCGGGAATGCAGCGGAATTCCGGAAGGCAGCCGATGATCTGGACAAGATTACTGAAAGTATCGTTTCCACATATCTTGCGAAAGCAGGTGACAAATTGGATGACGGTACTTTACGCCAGCTACTGGATGATGAATCGTGGCTCACTGCCGACGAAGCATTAAATTATGGATTGATCGATGTGGTTTCAGAATCAAAGGATGTAGCAGCCTGCATTGATCATCGGGTTATGGCACATTTCAAACATGTACCAGGAAAAATTGTTGCTCAATCTGCTGCTGAAGCTACTGAAAGTCCAGCTAAAGATACAGGCCAAGATGAATTATTAAAACAAAAGATCAATATGAAACTGGAACTCTTAAATCTCTAAGGGTTCTTTTTTATGCCCAATTTTAAGGAGGACAAGCAATTGAAACAGAAAAAGTTATTGAACCTTGATATTCAATTTTTTGCTGGAGGTGGAATGTCTAAAAAGGAACGCGAATTACGCCAGGCTTTGGCAGAAAAACGCACGGACATTGAAGCGCTGACCGATGAAGGGAAAATGGAGGATGCTAAAAAGTTACTTGCTGAAGCCCAATTAATTAAAGAGCAAATTCAAACATATGAAGATGTCCGAAATATGCAGGTTTCGTATGAACAGGAAGAGCAGCAAGAACAGAAAGGTCCAGAGGCATTGATACAGCAACCAACAGATGATATCGCAGGTAAAAAAGTGAAAAATCATGTTCAGCTTTTCGCATCTGCTCTCAAAACGGGTAAAGTCCCGCAACCACTTGCAGCTATGAAGGAAGGCGTAGATGAGGATGGTGGACTTATTGTTCCACAAGATATTTCCACAAAAATCAATGAAAAGCGTCGGCAATTTGATACTCTGGCTAATCTTGTTGATGTCATTCCAGTATCTACAAACAAAGGATCAAGGGTACTTGAAAAATTAGCAGATATCACACCTTTAGTAAATCTTGAGGAATTAGCGGATATTGAAGATTTAGAGAACCCTAAATTTGAAAACATTAAATACAACATTAAAGACTATGCAGGGATTTTGGTTCTCTCAAATGATTTGCTTGCGGATACTCAAGAGGCGCTTTTGCAGTATCTCTCCAATTGGCTCGCTAAAAAATCGGCTGTAACCCGCAATACATTGATTCTTGAACAATTGGGTTCACTTGCGAAAACGACAATATCGAAACAGGACGACATTAAAGACATTCTCAATGTCAAGCTTGATCCGGCAATTAATGCTACAACCAAAGCTGTAACGAATCAATCTGGTTTTAATGTGTTGGATAAACTGAAAGATGCTTTCGGTCGTTACTTGTTGCAACCGAATCCTACAGATCCAACTAAAAAATTACTGTTCGGTAAGCCGGTATCCGTTATTTCTGATAAGTATTTGCCAAACGGTGGTACAAAAACTAGCCCCAAATATCCGTTAATTATCGGAGACCTTAAAGAAGCTGTTAAACTCTTTGATCGTCAACAATATTCTATTTTAGCCACCAGTGTTGGGGGAAAAGCATTCTACCGTAATTCTACAGATTTGAGAATTATCGAACGTGAGGATGTGGTTCTTTGGGATACAGATGCAGTTGTTTACGCAGAATTTTCATCTATTAAAGATGCGGTTCCTGACAACGGGACACAGATTAACGATAGCACAGAAGATCAATCAGTAGATGTAGGGAAATAAAAACAATAGTGAAAGGATGATTTAAATGGCAGATTTTCTAAATGAAAGTAACGGAGCAAAAACATCAGCAAGAGACAATGGATCAGGGGAACCAATTACAGATGTCTCTATCGCGGACAACAGTGAACAAAATCCTCTCTATGTAAAAGGCCTTCAAGGCGAACCCGGTCCTCAAGGTCCGAAAGGGGATACCGGTCCGCAGGGACCAAAGGGAGACAAAGGAGATACTGGTCCTCAAGGTCCAAAAGGAGATGCTGGACCACAAGGTGAGCCAGGTCCCCAAGGTCCAAAGGGTGACAAGGGTGATCCTGCTGTTATCGGTGAGCAATCCATCTCACATGAAATGTTGCAGGAAAAATCAGTCCGCAGCATTAACATTGGAACGGGCAGCGTTATGATGGATCACTTAAATAGTGAAGTGAAAAACGTATTAGATGGGCTTCAAAAACAAATTGATGAGCTGAAACCGAACACTTCTGCTGAATGAAAGACAGGTGATGTCGAGTGACAGAAGAAGAGAAAGTTGAATTAGAAAAGGCGAAAAAGTTCCTCCGGGTTGATGGTGACCTGGAGGATGATTTGATTTTAGACTTTATTGCATCAGCAAAGGAATACATTGCTTCGGCTACCGGTCTTACATTCCCGAATAAATCAGCTAGAGCGGCAATGTGTGTGAATGCATTCGTTGCTCACTGGTATGAAAATAGAGAAATTGCCGGTACAACTTCTAATCTGGATGGCGTGCTGACTACCATGGTCAATCAGCTCAAATATACATTACCGGAGGCTGCTCCTAATGTTGAATGATATGAGATACCGGATTCAATTTCAGAAAAAGAAGCTTGCTGGTCGTCTCCCTGTGGATGGAAAGGACAGCTGGGAAACGGTTATTGAATGCTGGGCTAAAGCTGAGGGTTTAAAAGGCCGAGAATATTATGCTGCGGCTGCGATCCAGAAGGAAAAGACAGTGGAATTTACAATTCGACATCGCGAAGACATAGACGAGCATATGCGAATCATCTTTCGTGAAAAAGCTTATGAAATCGAGTCGATCTTGCCTAACTATTCGCGCCGGCACTTCATTACAATAAAAGCAAATGTGGTGAGCTGATGAATTTTGAGTTGGAATTGAAAGGTTTTAAAGAACTAGAATCTACCTTCGCAGACTTAGCTCGCAAGGACGAAAAAATCCATAAAGCAACTGTAAAAGCCGGCGGAGCTGTATTGGCAGAAGTAATCAATGATAATGCTCCGCGGTCAGCTATTGGGGGGAGGCATCCTCACATAGACGAGGACATTATTGTTGGAAACAGGATAAAGCGAGATGAAGACGGAGAAATATATGCCGTTGTCGGCCCTACAAAGGACACTAAATTCCGTGTTCACTTGCCGGAGTTTGGAACCATTCATCAGGCAGCAAATCCTTTTATTCGAAACAGTATGATCCAGGCGAATGATAAGATGCTTGATGCTATGGAAAAGGTCATAAAGGCGGGGTTTAAGCTATGAGTCTTTTAAACCTCATCGAAAGATCAGTGCAATTAAAGGACAAGATATTTGAAGCGCTGGAAACCCATCCGGCGCTTTTATTATTGATTGATCCTGCAAATATTTATGAACTGGCCGTACCAGAAGGGCTTGAAAGTTCTCCTCCTTACATTGTGGTTCAGGAGATAGACTACAGAACAACTAAATGGGCTGATGGGAAGCCGATTCAAGATAGCGCCGTTTATCAGATTGATGTGTATCACAATAGTTCATGTGATCCCATTTTTGCACCTATTGTGGACGTAATGGGGAGCATGGATTTTCAGACAACGTTCCCTATCAATGAATTTTTACAAAAAGAACGTCTTATTCGAAAAGGATATCGGTTCGAGGCGAACATTTTACTATAATTGGAGGTTTTAAGATGCCTGAATACAGTTCAGTTACAGGTTTGAAGAATGTGAAATTCGCGCCATTAAAAAAGGCGGGTAAATTTTATGTTCCCACAGAAATTCTTGACTATGAATTTGCAATCAATATGAAAGTTGAAACAGAAACATCCACAGAAAAACAATATGCGGATGACAAACTTGTCGATCTTGCAGTTTCAACTGGTTCAACTAAATTAGACATTGAAATGCGGGATCTGCCAATGGAGATTCTCTCTAAATTACTTGGAATTGAACAAGATGAAAACGGATTGTACTTGTTTAAGAAAAATATCATTCCTCCTTGGGTTGCGATGACATTTCAAGGACCTAAAGCAAACGGCAAATCTCGTCATGTGGGATTGGTAAAAGGGAGATTCTCTTTGCCGGGTGATGAATGGAAAACAAAACAAGATAAAACGGATTTCCAAACGATCAAACTTTCAGCGGAATTTGTTGATAGAGAACAGGACGACGTGTTCAAAATCGTTGCGGATGAAGATGGAGAAAAATTCGATATAGATCACTTTTATAAGGCAGTTTTTGGGGATGCCTATCAAAATAAACAAGACACAGAAGGAAATGTAAGTGCTGATCTTGGGAAATAAAAGGGGGAGCTGAAAAGCTTCTCTTTATTCAGATAAAATCTATTTAACCTAAAGGAGGAGTCATTATGGCTCAGAAACATATTTCTATCAAATTGTGGTTTGAAGATGAAAAAAAGTTTAAAACTTTTATTGCACCGCGGACAAATACAAAGACACTTCTTGAAGCGCTGAGATTAAATGCTGAAGCAGAAAAAACATCAGATGATCTTGAAAAGAGCATCAAAACATTGGAGAAACAAATCCAGTTTATTGTGAAAATATTCCGTGACCAGTTCACTTATGACGAGTTCACCGAAGGGCTACAATCATTTGAAGTGACAAAAGAAGTCAGCCGAATTCTCTCAGAGGTAGCTGGATACAAAGAAATTGAGGAAGTGGATCAAGATTTTTTGCAGGAGAAGACGGAGAAGAATACACCTACGAACGAGGAATCCAGCAAATAAATGAAATTTATTCCACACTGCTTGAACAAGGGTGGAAAATGACTGAAATAGATAACATGGACATTTACCATTACTTAGAGGTTTTGGCTGAAAAGAATAAACCAAAAATTAAAACGGTAACAATTGATCAAGTCTTTTAGACAGGTTCTCACCTGTCTTTTTTTATTGAGTTTATGCCAGGAAAGCGGGGTGTTTACATATGGCTCAACCAATAGGAAATATGGTTGTTAAAGTAGGTCTTGATGATACAGGTTTTAATCGAGGTATTGAAGGCCTAAAAAGGCAAATGCGCCTGGCAAACTCAGAAATGAAGGCGGCCGGCAGTATTTATAAAAATACCGGTGACCAAACGAAGCTCCTTCAGTCGCAAATGGAAGGGCTAAACAATAAATATAAGATTCAAGGCCGTTTAGTTCAAGAACACCGTCAGAGATATGATGAATTGGCCCGTCAAAAAGGAAAGGACAACCGCGAGACACAAATCCAAGCGCGGCGCTTAAATGATGCAATAGCTGTTCATCAAAATTTAGGAAGAGAACTGCAGCAGGTTACTAAAGAATTTGAAAATACTTCTGCAAGTGGAAAGCGAGCAGCAGGCGTTTTTTCTGTCTTCAAGAAAGATTCACAAGAAGTATCGAAAGAGTTAAATGCTGTCTATAACTCTGCGACTGAAACAGGGAAAGCACTGACAGCTATAGGAGCTGTTGGGGCTCTTGGCATCGGGGCAACTGTAAAGGCTGCAGCAAGCTTTGAAAAGGAAATGAGCCGGGTTGCAGCGTTAGCAAATGCAACGGATGACCAAATGGCCGCGCTTACTGAAACTGCCCGTCATCTTGGGGCCGTAACACAATACACTGATGGGCAAGTAGCTGAAGGGATGCAGTATTTAGCGATGGCCGGTTATAAAACCAATCAAATCATTGGTGCAATGCCTGGTTTATTGGCAACTGCGGCAGCTGGACAAACCGATCTAGGTGTCACAGCTGATATTGTTTCAGACATCCTAACTGAGTTCCATATCAAAGCAGAAGACACAAACCGTGTTGCCGACGTTATGGCCTATACGTTTACCAATTCGAATGCTACTCTCCAAGAGATTGGGCAAACCATGAAATATGCGGCCCCGGCGGCAAAAACTGCGGGCGTAAGCATGGAAGAATTGGCCGCGGCAACCGGCATCATGGCGAACAGCGGGATTAAAGCTGATATGGCCGGAACGGCATTAAGGTCTACACTAACTCGTTTGGCTGCGCCTCCGAAGCCAGCAGCATCCGCAATTGAAGAGCTGGGGCTTAAAGTAACCGACTCAACCGGGAAAATGCGGCCTTTAGCTGATATCATGGGACAAATCACCGAGAAAACGAAAGATTATACAGAGACGGAAAAAATCCGGATTGCCAAACAGCTTGCCGGCCAGCATGCTCTTTCAGGATTCATTACCTTAATGCACGCTGGAAAGGATAAACTCCAAGACTTTACAAAAGAATTGGAGAACAGCGGCGGCACGGCAGAAAAAATCGCCGATAAGCAAATGGACAACCTGGCCGGATCATTTGAATACCTAAAGTCGGCCACAAATAATGCTGTTATTACACTTGGAAATCAATTCATCCCTGTGATACGTGCTACAACAGACGTTATTACAAGTGCTGTCACATGGTTTGATTCCTTGCCTTCTTCAGTTGCGAGCACAATTGCTATTACAGGTGCAGCGGTCACTGTGTTCTCGCTCTTGGGCGGGGCTTTCCTGCTGACATTAGGTTCTATTCCTAAAATGGCTGCGGGTTGGAATATGCTTCGCACAGCAGGAGCTTATCTAACCGGGAATGTGAACCGTGCTTCTACGAGTCTAACCGTTTACTCTGCTGAGGCGATTGCGGCCGGCACAGCTTCAAGAACAGCAGCAGCGGGGATGACTGTCACTTCAACAGCGGCGGCAGCAGCTTCCACAAGAATGGACCGTTTCCATCAAACCTCTGCACTTGCCACAACCAGGGTAGGACGGCTAGAACAAACGACAACCAGAAGCGCCAGAGCGATGAGTGGCCTTAGTGGCGCTTCCCGTGTAGCAGGCCTTGGCTTGAGCTTGTTTGGCGGACCAGTTGGAACGATCGCCGGATTAATCCTTTCTTTTGCTCCTGAACTACTCAAGTTCGGTTCAGGGATCATCAAAGCTGGAGTGAATGCAGTAAAAGGCGCTGGCGGATTTATGAAACTTGCGAAAAGTGGGTTCGGTCTTTTTAACATTCTAAAAAAAGGTGCCGGGATTGTTGGTCTTTTGCGCGGTGGACTTAGTTTACTTGGGGGACCGATCGGAATAGCTGTTACTGGTGTCACTCTTCTAGCTGATGCGGGATTTAAGTATTATGACAACTTGAAAAAAAGGGTATTGCCGGCGACTATCGATTTTGGCGATAAGGTTTCTAAATCCACTTCCAAAGCGATTAATGCCTATGAAGATATGAACACCAAAGTCGGTGCCAAACTGAATTATTACTATTTAACAAACAAAAAGATCACGAAAAAGATTGCTGATAACATGTCCGCCGAGTATGAGAAGATGGGTCAAACCATACAGGATGGTTATCAGAAGAGCACTGATAAATCTTTAAAGGTGTTAAGTGATTTTTATGCTTCAAATAAGGAAATGTCCGAAAAAGAGAAGACTGAAACATTACAAAATATCAAAGATAGTAATAAAAACAAGCAAAAAGAGATTTCTGGATATACCAAGCGCATCAAAAAGATTTGGGAAACTGCTGCTCGTGAACACCGGGATATTACCCAAGGCGAATGGCAGGAAATCGAAGCAATTATACGCAAAATGAATAAGCATATTGAAACGGCACTCACTAAAAGTAAGGATGAGCAAACCGTTATTGCCGGTAAATTGAAAGACAACAAAACACAACTTTCCGCCAAAGAAGCAGCTGCCACAGTCAAAAACAGCAAAAAAGCAAAAGATAAAGTTATTAGTAATGCCGAAAAACAATACAAAGGTGTCGTGAAAAATGCTGACCTTGAGTTTTATGTCAAGAAATCCATTACCAAAAAACAACATGATCACACAGTTAGCTCTGCGAAGAACCAAAAAGACCAGGTGGTTAAACAGGCGGAAAAAACTCATAAAGGCGTAGTAAGTGAAGCGAAAATGCAAGCTGCCGGGCATATAAAAGAAGTAGATTGGGAGACAGGAGAAGTGCTCGGGGAATGGGATACATTTCTTGTTGATCTGGCAGGCGTTGTCAATAAAATTACAGGCGGAATCAATACTGTTCTTGAGTTCATGCACATTCCTACCATTCCTGAATGGAAGCCTAAAGGATACAGCGGAAACTCTGAAATGCAAGTAGCGCCAGGCAGGGCCTATGCAAAAGGGACAGACTTTCACCCAGGCGGAAGGGCGTTAGTCGGTGAAGAAGGATTTGAGCTTGCTCATACACCAGGCATCGGAACTTATGTGGTTGGAATGGGCGGTCCGCAGGTTTGGGATTTACCGCGTGGTACATCGGTTCTCCCACATAGTCAATCAAAAGAAGTCATGGCAACCGGTCTTCCTGGTTATGCAGGCGGTGTCGGCAACTTCTTCAAAGACGCCCTTAATGGCTCCAAGAAACTTGTGAAAGGAGCCATTTCAGCAGGGAAAGGCGTTGTCAATAAAGCGAAAGATGTTGCCTCGGGTGCTATGGAAATGATCCTGAACGGTCCTGAAAAAATGATTAAGAACTTGTTTAAAGGCTTTATCCCTTTTAAGTCAGGCAAAGGTGTGGACTCATTAGGAACTGGAATCCTCCAAACATTGAAAAATGGGGCTGGTCAGTTTTTAAAAAGCATTCTTCCGGATGCCGGGCTTTTCACAGCAGATGCATATAAGGGAGCGACAGGTTCTGCCCAGGTTCAAAAATGGGTAGCGGAAGCTGTTGGCATTGCTGGTGTACCATTCTCATGGGTTCCTGGCCTGATCACCATTGCAATGAAAGAGTCTGGCGGAAATCCCAATGCAATAAACCTTACTGACTCAAATGCAAGAGCCGGTCATCCTTCTCGTGGGCTGATGCAGACTATCCCGAGTACATTTTCATCTAATGCGTTTCCTGGACACAATAACATTCTTAATCCGGTTGATAATATACTGGCTGCAATCAATTACATTAAAGGTCGCTACGGGGATATATCCAATCACCCTGGATTGAAGTCAATGGCTCGCGGCGGCCCGTATGTGGGATATGCAAAAGGAGGGACTTCACCAGGGCGCGGCGGCTCTAAATGGGCAATTCTAAACGAACGAGGCTTTGATGAAACCACGATTACAACAGACCCGACGTATCGGGAACGCAACATCGGTTTATGGGCGCGTGTAGGACGTGAGCTTGGTGTTCTTCCGTCAATTCAACAAGGGATGATTTCAAAGGCCCTTGTACTGCTTCAAAAAGCTTCAATGGCTAAAACTGAGGCAGAGCCGCAAACCAATGTGAATGTGGACATGAGCCGTGTGGTGGAGAATCAAGAGAAGCAAATCAGCATGATGAGCCAGCAAATAGATGTTCTACAGCAAAACATTCAACTTTTGCAACAGCTTGTTTTGAAAGACAATCACACGTATATAGACGGGACAAGACTGGATCAAACCAGCGCAGACCGATATAACAAAAAACGTTATAGAAACGGGGGTAAGCCTGCATGGTAAAACTGTTTATTGACTTTAATAATGGACTAGGGGAGCAGAGCCTTGACAGCTTACTCCCTCAATTTGAAGTATTAAGCTTTTTACCAGAAGCTCCAAATATTAATCGGGAAACAATAACGATCCCTCGGCGGCACGGGCTTATTTTGCCGCAGCATCCACGTGATGTGACTTACGGTGAAAGAAAAATAGATGTTGAGATTTATTTAAATGCGCTCAAGCATGAGAATTTTTATATGTATCGGCATCAGCTATATGCACTATTGGTTAAGCCGTTTCCTTATTACATTTCTTCTGATCTCTGGCCGAATCGCCGTTTTCTCGTTACATGTGATGGGAATTTCAGCATCCAAAAAGAAAAGGAGAAAACCTATAACGATTTCTCTGTTGAGTTCACTAATATTACAGGGATGGCGGAATCAACTTTTACAACAAAAGATAAGCAGTATTTCACTAGAGCAAAGCGGACTTTTGGTATGAACATCCCGCCTAATGACCAGTTGAACTATTCTTTTAAGAATCAAAAACGTTTCTCTGTATTTAATCCTGGTGACGTACAGATAAATCCACTGGATCATGATTACAATGTCCTGTTAAATGCTGCAGGTAAAAATGTAACGTTGATCAATCATACAAATGACGAAAAGCTTACGATTGAACAGGAACTAAAGAAAAGTCAGCAGGTTTCTTTTCTCAAACAATATACAATCATTAATAACACGCCAATTAAAACATCTGGCCGGCTGCCGAGTCTTGAAATAGGATGGAATGAGTTTGAAGTTCAGAACACAAGTGACTTCACCATCCAATTCGATACTCGACTTTATTATTTGTAAGAGGTGGTGGTTTTTTGGCTAAAGAAGATTTTATTAAACAAATAGCCGCCGACGCTCAAAGAGTTTATAAAAACCATCAAATTCTTGCTTCGTTAATCATTGCCCAGGGATGTCTGGAGAGTGCATGGGGAACAAGTGAACTTGCGACAAAAGGATACAACCTATTCGGAATGAAAGGCGAATACAAGGGACAATATGTCACTATGATGACATGGGAAGTCATCAACGGTGAAAATGTTCAGGTTCCGGCAAAGTTTAGAAAATATCCCTCTTGGAAAGAGTCAATTGATGATTTAGCTAACCTGTATCTCAATGGGGTAAGCTGGGATAAAAATCATTACAGGGCCGTTGTCGGAGAGACGGATTATCAAAAAGCCACAGCTGCGCTCGTAAAAGCTGGATATGCAACTGATCCAAATTATGCAACAAAGCTCAATAGCATTATTTTCACGTATAAATTAACCAAATACGATACAACTGAGGGGCTGCCCGACAATCCGGATGAACCAAGTAATCCTGATCCAATCGTAGACCTGCCAAGTAAAGAGTATGACGGAAAAGACATTACTTTAAATCAGAGCCTTCCTAAAGATGTATATTTTCCAAAGCTGCATGTGGCGAGTCAGGATGATTCACAAGCTATTGAAGTCATCGGCGCTGATCCGGACTTATTAGACGATACGACAGGGAAAAAGGACATTGAATTCACGATCACACGGACAGCTGATAATGGCACAGAATACGACTTGCTTGTGAATGACAATATTCTATATCTCGATGAGAAAAAATACAATCACCAAAAGTATTTCATCACAGATATAGATATTAACCAGGAAGGGACGCTTTCGAAAAAAGTAACAGCAAGCCACGTCTACGTTGTAACACTAAACAATCACTATGTGGAAGATACGATCAGTGGGACGTTTACCGTCAGGAAGATGCTTGATTTTGTTTTTAAAGGCACAAAATTAAGGTACATCTTTATGGACAAAGAAAGTGAGTTCTCTAGCGTTGAACAAGAGAATTTTGGTGACAGATTCGGAAATGATTTAATGGATGATATTGTGGAGGATTATGGATTAGAGTTAGACGTTGATAATTATAAAGTCTATGTCTATAAGAAAATGGGTAAACGAATAAATCACACACTTGATACCCGTTACAACATGCCAGGTATCACAATCAAAACCTCTACTCAAGGGTGCTCCACAAGAGCGAGGGGTTATGGTGCAATTAAAGAAAACAGCAGTACGGATAGAAAAAAAACGGAGTATGTTTTTGAGCCAGTGTTGTACAAGCATCCTGACGAAGATAAATTCTTGATTGATGGCATGCCAAGATGGGCAGAACCATTGAGGGATGAAAAATATAAAAAAGCGTCCAGTATGTTGGCTGCATTGAAAAAGTACGTCAACCCATATCCACAGACGGAAATAGAAGTGGATTATGAATACATCTACGAGCCGAAGCTTTTAAAGATACAAGAGGATTTCTGGAAGGGTGATACACTGCATATTTTGGCTGACACATCATATGGCGTGACATACGAAGATGATGTCCGCCTTTTGGCCATTCAATATAAACCATTAAATCCTTATGCAAAACCGACACTGACTTTTGCTAATTTCCGAAAAGATATTCAAGACATTCGGATGGAGCAAGAGAAGAGATTGAAAGATCAAAAGCGATATATGCAAAAACTAAGAATGATGATATGAGCACTCTTACCAGGGTGCTTTTTGTTTTGTTCTTGAAAGGAGAGTGATCTCATGGTGATCAGATTAATAAAAGATTATGATTCTACAAAAGATTCATTGTATCTTGTGCAGCAGCGGGATGACTTGGAAAGCATTGAAAATGAATTAAATGGACTATCCAACTCCATTTCAAATCATAAATCAGCTGTGACTGCTCATACATCTTCACAGGTCGCTCATCGCGGCGGACTAACTGTCTATGAAGAAATTGAAATAGCGAAAGCACGTATCCGAAACCTTGTTTTACAAGCAGACGGAACCAATATAAAAGAGGTTGTGGATGCGCGCGTAGACGATGATGGTTTTGTCTATCCTGTATTGAAGGATAGATTAGATGCAGATAAGGGAGAAATTAAGACTCAACTGGAAGCAAATAAGAACCAACTAGCAGAAATGTACAAGACGGTTGAATTAATAACCAATTCGCAGGATGCTTTAAGCTATTTGAATAATGTTGAAGCGATGACTACATTTAACGCGCGGGAAGAAGCTTTATTTTGGCCGCAATCTGCAAATATAAACGAGCTGACAAATGAAATCTATGTTGCTTCACAAGAAAATGAAGGAACAGAACTGAGAATTGAAATTCGCGATCTTGATACAGGTAGTTTCAAAGAAAGAAAATCAATCCCTATAGAATCTGGCGCATACACTGAGGGGCTGTCATTTTTTTATAATGACCAAGATAATTTATGCTTTATCGTTAAAGCTTCAAAAAGGGCTGGATATAATATTTTTAATTATGATACAGGAGAACTCTCGGATTTAATTATAGCTAATGTAAGTAGTAAATATGCGGCTAACAAATACTATTTTGCTTCGATAACCGTAAATCAAGCCAGTATTCATGCTTATGTGTACACTTGGGAATCGATAAAGATGGGGAATCCCGTTCTATACACCGATTTTACTGTAGACTATATACCTAACTTGGAGAAGGTACAAGGTATAACCCTAAATGATGGATTCCTATTCATGTCACACGGTAAAAGCAATGGGAGGCCGGCTATATCTGTGTACAACCTAGGTGGGGAACTTTTAAATTACTATATTTACACAAAAGACTCACTCGCAAGTGCGATCAATAAAAAGTTCTCCGACTTCATTCCGAATATTTACAACTATAACTTTGAAAATGAATCGTGCTGTGTGTACAAAGGAGATTTAGTTGCAGTTCAGGTCGTGAATAACGCTGACGTTGTTCTTGTAAGGCATAATCGAATGCTGGGGTATTCCTTGGATGTAAACGTAAACCAATCTCGCAAAGATACGGGATGGATGGACATAGAATTATTAAATGGTGCGACTGCCTACGTTTCGGAACGCATACCAAGAATACGAAGAATAGGAAATAAAATACGACTAGAGGCCGAACTAAAAGGCATAACGACTATGGACACAGAGTATATAAGCTACTATCCTGAGTGGTCGCCCGATAGAGTGTTGCCCTTTACGATTCCAACATCAGGAGGGTACAATGCCGTTTGTCAAATCCAACCGAACGGAAAAGCGAAAATATTATCCACAAGACACCCTAGTCCTGATGTGAATTCTTGGTACCCAATTGTTTTTGAATGGTATTTGAATTAATGTACGCGGCAACTATTTAAAGGGAGGTAACGGATATTGGCTATTTATAAAAACGGCTCTTACGCGTTCGATATAAACGCAATAACAGAAGGGAATTACCAATCAGCTTTTATATTTTCAACGCAAGATATCAATACGGCAAAGTTGATATTTTATTTACGCAAGGACGGCATCCCATTGCCACTATCAGCAGTGACTGGAAAAGTAATCCTCGTTCCGTCCAGCGGTAAGCAGAGAATACGAGATGTCACGATAGTTGATCCGTTGAAAGGTATCGCAGAGTATGTTTTAGATAAGGACGAAATCAAAATGTATGGCAAATTCAACTGTCAACTCATTCTGAAATATACGAACGGGCAATCACTCTCTGCTCACAAATTCGGGTTTGAAGTATCGCAAAGTCTTGCTGACCAGAACATCATACCTCTCGCGGAATATTACGTCGATGATTTCGAATCATTAAAGGCGTTAATCATAGCGATGTATGACGAAGAAACAGCGATGCTCGACGAATTAAAAGCGAAGTTCTCTGATCTCGACCGAATTGAAACGAAAGAGGGAGCGCAAGAAAAGGCAGATGAAGCGGAAGTTAATGCGAAGGCTTATACGTCCGAACACGCAGCTAAGACGGATAATCCTCACAAGGTAACAAAAGCGCAGATTGGCTTATCGAATGTAGATGACGTGCAGCAGGCGAGTAAGATAGAATTTAAGGCGCATGACGATGATACTACACGGCATATCACGGCTGATGAGCGAACAGCTTGGAACGCTAAAGAAACAACGAATGGCGCGCAAGAAAAAGCGGATAAGGCGCTTGCTGACGCCAAGACTTACGTATCTAACTTTTCGTGGGTTGTTGCGACTTTGCAGAACGGCTGGTCTCACTACAACGGCGGCGAAGATGTAGTTTTTGGAATTGATGCGTCGAAAACAGTATGGGTGCGAGGGGAAGCAAAAGGAGGCGTTGTTGGAACGACTGTTTTTACACTCCCTGAAAACATGCGGCCGCCACGATCTATGGGTTGTATACAAATAGCATCAGGATCGGCACAGGTTGCTCGGATTGCATACAAATCTACTGGGGAAGTCATCGTAGAAAGCGTATCCAGTAACACGAACTATATTAAATTTGATTTCGCGTTTAAAGCGCTGTAGAGGAGGCGTTATCAAATGAAACAAATATACAAATACGACAACAAAATGAATTATGTGCCATCAGAAAATATGATTATCAATGACGGCGAGGAGATTCCGGAAGGGTACACAGATATCCCTCCTGTTAATCCCGACGGCGCCGGCATGTATAAACCGGTGTTCGATAAAGGCAAATCGGAATGGCGCGAAACAGCTACACAAGAATACATCGACAGCTTACAGCCTCCGCCTCCCGAACCATCAGAGCTAGACAAGCTTAAAAAGCAAGTATCTGACCTCACATTCAAGCTGTTAACAGGTGGTGTGATTAAATGAGTGATTGGTACGAAACAATAAAAGATTATTATGATGACAAACTCTGGACTCCTGAAATGGTCAGGGATATGATACCGATAAAGATTTTAACGCCAGAAGAATATCAAGAAATAACAGGTTTTATTTATCCAGCCACGGAGCCGGTTGTCATAGATTTAGGAAGTTAACCAACACCCATTGAGGTGTTTTTATTTTGCCATGAGGGAGGTGAGGGCTTTATGGAAATGGATATTACACAGTATTTAATCACTCAGGGGCCTTTTGCTGTGTTGTTTTGCTGGCTCCTATTCTATGTCATGAAAACGAGTAAAGAAAGGGAAGCAAAGCTCTATAATCAAATTGATTCCCAAAATGAAGTTTTGGGGAAGTTCAGTGAAAAATATGATGTTGTAATTGAAAAGCTAGACAAAATTGAAAGCAAAGTACAATAGGAGGAATAAACGATATGAAAAACTATGACAAAGGCACGGTCATTCGGACGGTGCTTCTTTTGATTGCACTTATTAACCAAACAGTGCTGATGCTTGGTAAGTCACCGTTGGATATTTCAGAAGATCAGGTTAATCAGCTTGCGGATGCTCTTTACACTGCTGGTTCTCTAATCTTTACTATCGGGACTACAGCTGTAGCATGGTTCAAAAATAACTATGTGACTATAAGAGGTCACCAGCAAAAAGCAGTTCTCAAACAAAATAATCTAACAAAATGAAGCTGCTGGATAACCCGGTGGCTTTTTTATATTAAAAATAAAGGAGAGAACACTCATGACAATCTCAGTGAAAAAGAATCTTGTATCAGAAGCAAAATACGCTTTGAAATGCCCAAACGCTATGACAGCGGAATATATTACTATCCACAATACAGCAAACGACGCGTCAGCTGCTAACGAGATCAGCTATATGATCGGGAATAAAAGCTCGACAAGCTTTCACTTTGCAGTTGATGACAAAGAGGTAAGGCAGGGCATCCCTACAAATCGAAACGCATGGCACACAGGAGACGGCAAATACGGAACCGGGAACCGTAAGTCTATCGGCGTTGAAATATGCTACAGCAAGTCAGGAGGCGCTAAATATAAGGCCGCAGAAAAACTGGCAATTAAATTTGTGGCGCAGTTGCTTAAAGAACGCGGCTGGGGGATTGATCGTGTACGAAAGCATCAAGACTGGAACGGCAAGTATTGCCCGCACCGCATTTTGAAAGAGGGAAGATGGAACGCAGTTAAAGCAGCCATTGAAAAAGAACTAAAGGCGCTGGGCGGAAAGGCCTCTAGTCCTTCCGGTAGCTCTTCAGGATCAACTTACACAGTCAAAAAAGGAGATACACTGTCTGATATCGCGAAAGCTAAAGGGGTAAGCATGGCGAATCTACAAAAATGGAACAATATTAAAGATCCGAATAAAATTATAGTTGGTCAAAATTTAAAGCTTAAAGGTTCCAGCTCATCCAGCAGCACTAAATCAAGTAGCAAAAAGTCATCATACGCACTTCCATCCGGAGTTATTAAAGTGACAAGTCCGATGACGAAAGGTACGAATGTCAGACAGGTTCAAAATGCTCTGGCGGCTCTTTATTTCTATCCAGACAAAGGGGCGAAGAATAATGGCATTGATGGTGTTTACGGACCGAAAACAGCAAATGCCGTCAAACGTTTCCAGTCAGTAAGTGGCCTAATTGCTGATGGTATTTATGGGCCTAAGACTAAAGCGAAAATTGAAGAGAAATTGAAGTGACAAAAATCCCCCTCTCTTTTTTATAAAGGAGGGGGTATCGTTTATTTCGGCTCAATTTTCACTAATACTGCTGTATCTGGGATTCTAGCTAGATGAACAGAGTAATCTCCATCGTCCACATCCAACATATCTTGATCACTTTCTAAAAGGTCATTTAAATGACCAATATCAATTCCTAACGCATGAAAAACTGCAAATGTATTAAAAAGACCAATTTCAGATTCAATATTATCTGAACCGGAAGCCATTAAATTTAAACCGTTGAAATTTTGATAGTTGTCATACCAAGCTGTTAAAGTAAAAACCCCACCGGAGTCATCACTTTCAGTTTTAAGTTCTCTTGTATAAATGTCTTTATTTTCATCATGTTTAAAATCACCAATGTTATCTCTATTAATACGATTGAGACTAGGAGATTCGATTTTTTCATCATTTTCAATATCTTGGACTGCATCATTAAAAGTCTGTACAAATTCCTCAAGGCTAAAATTAAATTCTTTTTGGTTATCCTCAACACTTTGAATGTCAGAGTCTTCGGCGTCTTCAGAATGCATCGGCTCCTCTTCTATTGAGGGCTCATCTGTAGTGCTTTCTGTGGCAGCAGTGACATCCTCAGTTTTGGATTTGTGAGATTCTCGATTCAACGTACCCATAATGAAAAAAAGACATAAAGCCAAAACAAGGCTTATTGGAGCTATTTGAATACCTATCTTCCTAGTTTTTTCAAAGAAGATAAAAATCAACGCTGTAATAAAGACAAAGGCTGCTAATGTTGCAAGAATACCAAAAATAATCATAAGATCCTCCTCTTTTTAAAACGAACATTTACATTTTAAAACAAATGAGGATTTAATTCTATGATTTGTAAAGACATTGATAATGAGTGGAATTACAGAGCTGAAACGAAAGAGAAACTTGAAGCATTAGAAGTAATAAGGCCCCATCTAGTGTGAGAGAGGCCCTTTATTGTTTTAATCTGCTAATCATATAGCTTCATTAATATAACCATTAATTGATTGAATAAAACCGGTATCTGCTTTTATCTTTGCATTAATTTCACCTGTTACATTTATTTCTAATAAGCCTTGTTCATCCTTAGTTATCTCAATGTTTCCTCTGTATGTATCTGAAGAAGTTTTCATTTCTAAGGAATGGATATCGAAGAAGTCCACTTGAAGGGCTATTGAGTTGTATCCCAGATTAGCCCATTTCTTAGGTGGATTCTCAGCATAGAATGGCATATCAAAATGCAATGTTACTTTTCTACCTTCTTCTTTTATATAAATACCTTCAATGCGTACACTTTCTAATCCTGGTACCTCGTTATATAAACTATTTAAAAAATGACTTTCTTCTATATTCTTGTACCACAT